AAACGGATAAACCTTATTATCTTCTCCATTTTGATCTGTTGGATAATGGCCTACCCAACAAGGACAAATTGGTTCAATAATGTTGGCAAGCAAACCATAAACATCAATCATTAATTACCACCACCAAGTCTATTGCGATAAATTTGTTCTGCTACATCAATAATTTTAGGAATTGAATTCATTATTGCTGGCTCTAAAAATGGCTGTGCAGTATGAGTGCTATCCCCTTTTTCCACAACTAATCCATAAGGTGCATTTGGCGTTACTCCAATGTATACCCCTTCATTGTTAGGCATAACCTCATAAACTTCCGAACGTCTGAGATTGCCAGACAATACAGGAGTAAGACTTTGTGCCTCTGCAACCCCTAATGCTCCCACGCTTTCAGCAAATTCCTTTTTGCAAAGTTTCATTGCAGCTAAAACTTCATCCTTATAACTACGAAATGCCAAGACATATCACCTCCATAATAGGCTCTTCCCAAGGGATCTTTTTGACCTCATATGTCTCAACATTGTTTTGAGAATTAGTATAATCAAAAATTGTTCCTATTTTAATTTCTGGATCAAAATCCATAAAGAACCTTTTATTAACTTCAATGTCATATCCATATTGTTTAATAAGCAATTCTTTACTATAGGATTGCATATCACAATCCACTTCCTTGATCCAACCTAATTCTCCTGGTATAGCAATTCCACCAACTTTAGTGGATGCACTTCGACCATAGACTTTCACTTTGTAATCATAGAGCATAATTATCCACGCATCCTTATTGTGGGAGAAGGCAATAGTGACTTAACTGAATCACTCAATTCATCACCATAACTTCCAGTTCTAGAACCTTGGCCAAAAGATTTTAGACCTTCATTTCCCTTTTTTCTATAGCACAACACAACATATTCAATTAAAGCATCAGGATAAATTGCTTCAACATCTAAAGGTGCAGTTTTATTCAGATATCTAGTAACCAATGTGATACCTTTGCGAATGTAAATATTTAAAAGGCCATCTCTTGATTCATCTAGAACATCTAAGCCTACCAAAATTTTCACATCATTGAGTATTGCCATTATTTATCACCCTTGCTTTTTGCATAACCTTTATTTTTATTTTCAACTTTTTCTTGCTTAGTTTTTGCCTTTTCTAACTCTTTTTCTAATTCTAAAGCTAATGCTTCTTCTCTACGTCTAGCATTGAAAAATGTTACATCACTACTCATTGTTTATACCTCCTGTTCACAAAATAAGGGGAGAAATGAATCTCCCCTTAAATTAATAATTAAGCAAGTTTATGTTTAAAGATAACCACACGGATATTCTTAGTATCATATTTCTTTTCCCAGTTTGTAGCAGTTGCAATTTCTGCAAACGTTGGAGTTACCCCTGTACAAACAGTTTCAGTCCAAGCAATACCACGAGGATGCAGAATATAGTGTTGACGGCTATAGAGAATGTCTTCACCCAATCCTGCGTCTCTGGCTACCTCACTTGGTACAGGAGCAGAACCATTACCTAAAGCAAATGCACCTTGACCAAAGAGATAAGTTGTATAAACTCCTTCTGCAACAGGGCAAGAGTCATCCACTACGACATTGTAGCCAAGATAAGTAGGAATTTGTACCAATGCATTAGAAGTAGTAACATATTGAATCAAATTATCTTTTTGTAATTTCGTGTAAGTAGCAGAGTGCATTGCAACACCTGTGATTTTCGAAGCATTGTCACCAAGCTTTTGTTTAGCGTCAAGAGTGGTTGTTCCACTAATAACTGCCAATGCTCCTACGGCAGCAGAAATATCATGAACATTGGAAGCAGCAGTTGTTTCAATACCTGCAAGAGTTTTAAACAAAACTTTAGCACGGTCTCCTACCCAAAATTGAGCAACTTTAGAACCGATTACTGCCATAGGATCTGCACCTGAGAGCTTAGTGAGATCATTTGCACCCCAACTGGCTCCGCGCATATGAAGTCTGGCCTTATCTTGACCAGTCGTGATTTTACCTGGTACCAATGCAACAGTTTCCGAAAGCTCTTGAGAATCACCAGTTAAATCATTAAAGTAAGGCATATTGATCATAGTTCCACCGCTCGTTGCAAGAACATCGAAGGCAGGATCGTTTACAATGATTCCTGCTCGAACAAAAGCATCTAATCTATTTGTTTCTTGAATCACATAAGGGTTGAAAATCTCTGGGATAATTACGTCTATGAGTTTAGTAGTCATTTTACATTACCTCTTTCGTTTTTAAATTTTTATTAATTAATTATTTCGCTTGTGCCTTCAGTTGAGTTGCAAGTGTTGGGTTTTCTTTAAGGATCTTTCCTTGCTCTGTATAATTAAGATGTTCTTTACTCCAAGGGTTCTTGACACTAGGGGGAGTTCCACCACTAGGAGGGACATAAGTTGGCTTCATGCGTGCAGTTACTAATGTTTCTACATGAGCAGAGAAAATATTCTCTAATTTGGTTAGGTTATTTATCGTGGTCGGTTCATCCGCTCCGATTAGAAAATCAAGAAGTTCTAAGGGGAGCATCTTTTCTTGTGCAATCCTAGAAGCTGTAAGTTTCAAATCCTTTTTAAGTGCATCAGCTTCCATTTTTTCTATTTTTGCATTTAGTTTCGCCATTGCAGTATCTTTAGGATCAGCATCCGGATACAATACTTTAATTTTCTCAGTTACGAGATTTTCCAAATTATTTGTCTTAAAAGTCTCAATACCCTTGCTCAAATGTTTGTCTTTTTCTGAATCCATAAAACTCTTGAAATCAGGATCATGTAATTTACTTTTGAACACCTCTAAAGTCGGCTGTGCCTGTACCTTAAAACTGTCTAAGTAAGCTTTTACTTCTGGTACTTCTTTCTGTGCCTCTAAATACGCTTTGATTGATTCTAAATCCATTTTTAATTCCTTCTTTCTGCCCCTTCTAACTCTTCTGAACTAGAGACGCAATTGTTTTTTTAATTTTGGGCATATAAAAAACACCCTATGAAAATAGAGTGCTCTTAACGAAATTTAATTTAGTTACTTAATTTTTTTTAGTCGTTTCTGTTCTTTTAACGCTTTAATTTCTTCTTTTTTCCTTGCAATATAGTCATCTGCTTTATTATTATAATCACTAACTTGAGAGACTAAAGCACCTTCTTGATCAAATTGACTACCATTGCATATGGGGCAAACCTTTTTCTTAATTGTAAAGTAATATAAAACATAGAAAACACCGCCAATTAGCCATAAACAGTTAATTAAAAACCATAAGACGCTGAACTTCTTAGTAGGTGTAACATTTTGATTACAGGCCATGCAATACTTCATATTTGCATACTCCTTTCCATTTATCAGTATATCATATTAAGCAAGTAATGCAAATATTAGTATTTAATACCATTATCTCTCTTCCAAGTTTTGTAATCGACATTTGGTATTAATTTCTTCGTAATATTGTCTTTTCTTTGAGTTGGACTCCATCCATCATAGGGAATATTTATGTAGCAACACCTACAATTTGGATGCTGTGGAATTTTCGGTTTATTTGGATCATCAACTTTCCATACGGATTGATCAAATGAAGCATCTTTAGGATTAGTTTTCATATCCAAAGTAGCAGAATACATTTGAGTTTTAATACCTGTACTCTTAGCAATATCATCTGTTGCTTGAGTCTGTATTCTGGCTGCTTCTGTAAAAACTAGTCTTTTTGCCTCATATGCACTTGTGTTAAAGGTTGTTTTGATCTCTCTACCTATTTTATCAATGGATATTCTGCCTTTAAACGCTCCAATAAGTGAAGACTGTAGTTTATCTATCATTGAAGCTTTATTGGCCCATATACGGTCACTAAAAAGCTTTTTTTCAAACTTAGTATTGATAGCCCTACTTATCACTTCTGGTTTCAGGATATCAAACTTCAATGATGCTGTAATTCCACCATCTAGCACCCAAGCATTCATGTAATATGTGGTAGCATAGATTTCACCTAAGATAGTTGTTACCGCTTCAACTTCAGATTTACCTAGAATAATACCCATATCCTTTAGTTTGTCTTTCATCTCATTTGATAGTTTGCTTTCCTGTTGTCTGGTGAGCTTCAAGAAACCATTCTCAGTGTCATAGTCCACAAACATCTTGCCGATCATAGACTGAATTTCATCTAGAGATTTTCTTTGCTTAGAATAAACGCTTTTCATTCCATCTTCAGATAGATTTTCACCTTCTACCTTAATATCCTCAATTTTACCCTGATATATTGAGTTTACTTGATCCGGCATTACTCAACACCACCACTATTAAGCAAATCAGCTCCAATACTATTGACCTTATTTTCTTCTTCGTATAAAGCCATTGTCTTGTCAATATCAGTAACAAAAGAGTACAAACCAAATCCTGTTTCCGTTGGGATCTTAGGATTTTGACTTAGAATCTGTGAAACCATTAAATCATCCGTTGGAATTGCCGGAGTCATAGAAATATCAATGTCTAAATATGAATACTCTTTACCTTTTTCTTTGATCTTCAAGAATTCAAATAGAAATTGAAGTCTTGCTTTAATACAATCCTGCATAGCATGAATATTGTTTGCACACTTGCTACTTAAACCCATAAGTTTGTTCTTTTGAGCTAACGAACTGGTATTGGAACTCAATTTTTGGTTATGATCAATGTGATTAGCAAGAGAGTACATATTATCATTCAAAGTATTTAGAGCGTTTTGAATGAAAGCGTCTGAGAAAGATTTTATCAACCATTTGGCATCTCCACCAGCAGGAAGTTCCATTACTGCCTTGGTTTTAATATCATCCTCTGCCCCTTCTTCTAATGATGCGCCAACAGTCAATAGAATTGCGTTGCGACTGTCAGCAATTTCATTGACATAATCTGAAGATACCTGCTCATAACCATCTTGTTGCCCCTTAATGTTGCCGTAAATCGACTCGTAAATTGAACCTATAGTACATACTGCAACAGGGACCTTAGAGAATATATGAGTATCTACAGCACCAATTTGAGTGAATTCACCACCGTCAACAATGTAATGATAGACCATATTATCCTCATAGACATCTGCATATTGAATTTCAGTATTAAATTTCTTTTGGAAGAATCTAATAAATAATTTAACATCCCCAAAATCATCTTTGTACACATATGAATTCAATGGATTACAAATCATGGCCTTAAAATTTGCCTCTGCATCCAAATAAATTAATTCATATGCTTCAGCGAATATTAAAGCTTGTTTAAGGAGTTCATCTTCATGCTTTACACTCCATGATTTTGTTATATTTAACCTAATATCCTCTATGATAGTTTTATCATTAGAATGTGAACTATAATTGATACCATTGGTTACACAATACGAAACTTCCTCCAAAATAAACTTCTGCACCATATTTTTTGGAATTTTGTTGTTGGCTCTTGACGTAATCATTTGATAGTTAACCATTGCATCAGTTTTAAAATTCCCATCATAATAATCTTGCATTTTTTGATAAACTGAAATATTTGAATCGAATTCTTCTTTGCAACTAATTAATAAATCTAAATCTGGCATATGTCACCACCTTTTTTATCTTGTACCATGAAATTTTACTTTGTGAACTATTTCTATTAGATCAATTCTGCTTGCAAATGATGCTAAAATATCTGGTGCGTCATCATGCTGACAGAAATCCGAAAAATCCATAACCTCATCAATAAACTCTTGATCATCTGAATTAAAGATAATCCTTCCATTATTCACATCTGAAACACAACCGGCAATTCTATCATTTTTATTAGCTCTTTGATATTCGTTGTCAATAGTTAAATTTCTACGTTTCAATAAAATGTTTTTAGCTATTTCTTGCTCTAACTTGTTTGCATCGACACCTAAAAAGGTATTTTTCTCCAAATAGATGTGAGTGACATCAGGATAATCCAATAAAAGTTTGATAATATGTTCAATGTATTTATCAAACTCAGTCCTGGCATCAATCTTTAATAGTTCGGCTTTTCTACAGTATTTGAAGCCATTATCAGCTAAACTTCCCACCAGAAAACTAAAGCTGTCACTTCGTGTATTTGCTGTAGCAGCAGGGTCCACACAGAGCATGGTGCGAGTGAACATATGTGATTCAAGGACTTCAGGAGATTCAACTTTATTTGAAGTAAACCATTTCACTCCAATTTTTGAAGCATCATTCATCATTTCTTGCTGAAACGCTTGTTTATTATTGTAGAATTTGATAGCAAGATCCATTGGGTGAAATTTATCATTCCAGATAGTGTCAAACTTCATTTCAGATTCATGTTGGTAATAAAATTCTTTGGCATCTGAAACGGAATCCTGTAATTTATTATTGAAATAGATTTTCCTGAATTCTTCCCATAATCCTTCTGTGAAACGTTTCTCTACATCAAAATCAACTACTCTTCTGAGCATATGAACATAATCCTTTTGCTTTAAAAGTCTAGACATGAAACAATCAGAATGTAAAATTGTTCCAAGTACAATGAATTTTGTTGCAGGACGGATCTTCACGCCATCACGATAGACTGCTTCATCTCCTGCATAACCTGCATCTTCAATAAAGGTATTGTACTTCTTATCCCTGGCTTCTTTGGTCAAAACATCTGACTTACCCTGATAATCGTCTGCCACGATGCACGATGGCCTTGCTCCATTGTATTTCTTTCCCCTCATAGAACTAGTGGAAGAAATCGCTTGGATTTTTGTTTTGGTGGTTTTGTGGCTCAATTCAAGCTCTAATTTATTGACAGTGCAATTCTTTTTATCAATCAAATTACCAAATGCTCTTATAATGTATTTATTCTCTTCAAACGCTTTCTTCGCTTCTGATAAAAATTCTTCAGCATCACCCTCAGTCTTTCCAGCTACTAAGGTGTAATCAGATTTTTGATAACAATGAAGCCACACAGAAATAGCAAAGTCAGTAATTGTGGTTTTTGCCGTTCCCCGTGGCAAAATTAGGAGCAATTTATCGAACTCATCTTGGATAAACATTTTGTCTAACATATCCCAGACATCCAAATGAACTTGAGGTGTGTTTCTAGCTTTATTATTTGGTTTAGGGACAAAGGTATCTTGAAGGAAATATTTACAGAAAAATGGAATTGATATTTCTCCGATTTGAGAAGCCAAACCTTTAATGCCCCACAAATTATTGATATTTTTAAATATTAAAGCTTCAGTTGCTTTAGTGGCTTCTTCTTCAGTCGCACCATTTTGAATGTACTGAAGGTAAACGTAATCATAAAGGAGTTGCTTGTTTTGTTGCTCCTCTAATTGCTCTTTTTCTAATTTTTCTTTTGTCATTTCTTCACCTACTTAAAACCCCTTTTCAAAAGTTTGAATTTTTTTATGAAAATAATTGTTGAACTAACTACACGGCATTATCTCAAAATTGGAAAAAGAAGGATACCCTACTTCGCCAAATTTATATTAATTTCAACACATAGGAGCACAAATAAAAAGAAGGCAAATTACTTACCTTCCCTCTTATAGATACATTCAAAATGTTCCAATGTTACACAATCCTATTATGTAACATTCAGATTTAACCTATAGGCGGTTTGTAGGGTTTAGGTATGATTATCACGGTCTAATTGATAATGAAAGGACTAAAACTGCCCAGATTCCACCACTCATGGACATGGATAGGACTATACTCTGGCCCAAAAGAAAGATTGCAAGAGCATAGTCCTTATGTTTTCATCATC